ACATGATAAACGAAACACAAATTGCACATGAGTGCATCGCCATGAGCCGTGAGTGCAATAGCAGTTGGGCGATTTTGGAATATGTACGGGGCGAAGGTTATCCGTACAAAATGGCGGTAAACATCGTAACTCGCGCCTTGCGATTAGATGATGATGAAGTCTTCGAGATGGAAGACAGATATCGCGATTGTGTTTAAGGAGTACATAATGAAAAATACAATCTTGGACTATCTCACCGCCATCGGCTTAGGGCTTGCCCTCTGTGTAGGTCTGTTGGCTTACTTCGATATATTGGTAAAGTGAAATTTCAACGGGTAGATCATCCTCTGGGTGGTCTATTCGGTGCAATGTCGCATCATTTAATAGGTGTCAATCGTGAACAATCAAATAGCGCAAACCATTTGCCAAGCCTTCTATCAAAATCAATATTATTCAAAGTGTCTCAGGACATCTAAAGCCAATGCCCAAGCCATGCTATCAGGGCGCACCCACTATGTTGATGATTCGACCTTGCGTTACTTTAACAGTCGCATAACTGGCGCTCAACCTTCATGCTTTGGCCTGTTTTTTGTAATAACTGAATCAGTGGGAAAAGATAGCCGAAATGGTGCAAGAGGCTTTCGCACTGTTCTTTTTGACATCAACGGGAAAGTTGTTTATTGCCCTTCGCTTGAGCAATTAGAGAGCACCTCGACCAAAGCGCAAAAAGCCTTCTATGAGTGGTATGAGATTTTTAACGAACATTCTTACTATCAAGAAGAACTCAAGGAAAAGATGATTAAAACCAATCGTCAAGCTGTAAGCCTTGAAGAATGTTTAAACGCTCTGCAAGAGGTTATCGAAGCATGACCAAATACACAATCACTCATGGCTCAATAGCCGCTATTCAATACATCAAAACAGACGGAGAAAGGGATATACACGCTATTTATCAGTCTGAAAATAAACCGCCCGAGGCTTACCCAGTGGGCGACATGAGACAGAATGTTTGGAAGACTTTACCTTTAGAGGTTCAAGCCTTTGTCAATCGTCAATTCGGCATTATCTTTGCGCTTCCTTATGAGAGCCGACAAGCCTTTATTGATAATTCAATCCCCTTTGATGTAGAGGTGACAGAATGAGAAAACCTCCAAGTGGCTTCAAGCCCAGATCATTTGATGAGCGAATTTGTGATCTCGACCATTTGCAATTTACGCACAAGAAACGAGCAAAACGAGGGTTTTATTATTGGTCAGAGAAAAACCCAGACCAAATATTGCACGAGTTTCATCTGTCAGACTTTGCCAAATGTAGGACGTTTAAACAACTTAGGGTTCAATCATGAACAAACAAGATATTCAAAACCTTGCAGAAAATGCTTTGCACGAGGCTTGCCGACACATTCAAGACGCTTTAGGCGTGAAAACTGGAGACACTGCGGGTATGTTTTTCTGCGGTCAACAAGAGGACGAAATACACCAAATTTTTTGTCGATATATTGAAACTGAGTTAATGTTTAAAACAGAATGAATTGGAAAACAAAATGACACAATTACAAGCACTCACACAATGCCTAGTTTTGGCAATAACTGCACCAGATGACCACAAAGCTCAACGAGCAAGCGAATTAGCGGAAGAAATAGCTAGAGGCTTATCAGTTGACCAAGTAGAAGATTGCAAGGCGCAAGCTCTTGAATTGGTGGAGGCTTTATGACTTTTAGAACCTTCCTCATTGAGTTTTACCCATATCCTGATTGTGTTCACGCTGAATATGACGAAATAAGCGCAGAAAACCTAGAAGATGCGGTGGCTGAACTCAAAAAATATCACCCTGACGCTGAAATTCTTAATACTTACATTCACACATCAACTTTAAAGGCGTAAAAAATGAGCTATTTATTAGGTATCGACTTTATGTATGACACACCAAAAAACAGGTTAGTTGTTGAAAAGATAATTCAACAATGCAATGGGCAAATGGATTGTGTGACCGATAAAAACGCTATTTTTGTTTTTAAAGATGCCGATTCAATGAAAAAAGCAGATTACAAGCTTTACAAATTGGGCATACATTGCGACTCTGTAGAAAGCGCCCAATGATCTATGCTTGCATTGCCCTAGTTCTGCGAATACTTAGCGGGAAACGCTAAACCCTCAAGCCCTCTACGGAGGGTTTTTTTACGTCTGGCATAGTTGGTATGGGCAAGCTCTTAAAAACGCCTAGAAAGGGCTTTTAGTGCCTTTGGTGGGCATTTCCTCGCACAATCTCCGAATGGTCTCGTTGAGTGCGTCTATTTCATTCATCTTGTTTATAGCCCATGCCCTTCGTTGACCATGCCATCCCATCACTGGGTTGCGGTGGCAATCAACGCATAAAGCAATGCAAGTGTATTGAAGCCCTTGTTTGTAATGGTGGGCTTCGCTTGGTGGTGATGCTTCACAGACTGAACACGGCAGACCTTTAACCCTTGCAAGATGTAGCCTCTCCTTTGCGTTCAATTTGTTGTTCATTGGGTGGCTTTTACTTCCATTCGGGCAGAGTATTGCTCTGTTCGCCACACCTCAATTCTTGCTTGTGCCGCAGTCATAAGCCATCTAAAACGCTCTTCCTTCTCCACGGCTTCCCTGATTCCCTCAAGTATTTCGATGTATTCAGGGTGGGCGTAGGCAAAGGTTTCTTGTTTTCCAAGAACTTCTGTACCCGCTTGGCTTGCCAGTTGAGCCTTGCGTGATTTACGAAACTCCTCTAAAAACATCCTGTCAGCCTTCGCTTTTGCATAAAGTGGCGCAGTGTCAATCAGGAATTGGATTGCACGAGTGGGTTCGTTCATACATCCTCGGTCTTATAGTTGAGTTTGTGGTGCTGAAACCTCATTGCCGCTTCACACTCTAACTCCTTAAATGACTCGTCACTTAGCAACCCAATGACATTGCGAGTTTGATACCAAATTTCTTTGATTGACTCGTTGTATGTGCCATCCTCGTCTGAGGAATACTCATAAACGACTGTAACGATCTCGCTACCCGCACCTATGGTGGTGTCAAATTCCCATGTTGATTCCATGATGTAACTCCTGTTAAAAATTAAATGTTATTCCTATTTTGGAATGTTTTGAATAGGGATAAACCCTTAGTCCAAGCATTCTTTTACGCACACATCTATTCCTGATTGACTTGAATAAACCTTCGTTACATGAAAGTTGACTATTTGACAGTCATCTTTGTAAACAACTCCATTCATGGCATCTTCTACGCTCTTCAGGACATTTGATGCGTCAGGCTTCTTAATTGGTTTCTCAAGGCCGTTTAAACAGTCTGCTATTTTCTTTTTAGAGTAAGACTTGGGGATAGGTGCTCGAATGTAGAGATACAGATTTACAGGGGTTTCCAGTGGTTCAGAACTTCCCATTGCTTCTGTAGCGGCTTCTTTGATTAAAGATTCATAGGTTCTTGTCTTGTCAGGGGTGTAAGTTTGGACAAAGTTTCCTCGCCTAGCGTATCTTGCTCTTTGCTTGCCAACAGGGTCAGCATCCAACTTAAAAGTCACCATAAAAGTCATAGAAGTGTCCCATCTTTGATTCGGTTCATATATTCCCTTATGCGATCTCTTGCGCCAGTGCCATAAATTCTTTCGGCTCTCTCCAATCTGGCACGAATGAGATCACGATTTTTACTTCCTTCCCAATTCCGATAAAGCTCTCTTGCCTCGGCTTGCTCAAGAATTACTCTATCGCTTGGGTTCTCAGTGTTTCTTCTACTCCAAGTCACCAGTAAGCTCCAGTGCTTTGTTTATCAGGTGAAGCGGATATGGCACACCCTCTTTCACTTTGTCTAGCAATCTCATAGCTTCAAAATAGTTCATACAAATAAAAGTTGTTGGGTTTTTACAGTTGTTCCAGAGTCATATCTCTGAGTGTCGCCTTTGGGATACGGCATAACTTCGTATTTCAGCTTAGATCGCATGACCTTCTTGTCAGTCTTTGACCCGTGAAAGATGATGTAACGATGTTTCCTAGATCGTTCGACATAGTAAAAGTCATCGCCATGAAGCTCTTTTATCTCTGCCAAGGTTAAGCCATCGCCTATGGTTTTAGCGTGTTTATGCTCTTGTCCCTTGATTGTCCAATCAATTCTATTTGCTGATAAACCCGTGTAAAGAAAATTGGTGGCTTGATAAACGTAACCAACATGACCTTTGCTTGTGTCGGCAAACGAAACCACAATCATTGGTTTGGGCAATAACTTGATTGAGTTCGCAACCAAGAATGATGCTTCGTTTTTGTGGTTGTCCAACAAACAGACTCGGTTTAGCTCTAAAACTTTGTCTGAGTATTCTTTGCCACAGATTCCCATGCAAAGTGGTGGTGAGGCGGGAATCCCATAGGTCACTACGCCAACCAGAATGTCATCTTTGTAAAGCCCAAACGCAAACATTATTTGTGGCATCCGCTTGGCATAGTGTTTTTCAAGCAACCAAGGCTCAACTTCAAAGTTGTTAATTGGAAGAACTTTCATTTGTCCTCCACTTATGTTTCTCAAGCCACTTCTTAGCCTTTTCTTTGGCTTCTAGGGTTGCTTTTTTATCGGCTTCGGTAGATTGCTTTACGATCTGCAAAACCTCTTTAGTTGGGATGTGTGGCCCTTGATTGCAAAGATTCCTAAACTTGATGGCACTCGGAATAAACTCACCCTCTAGTTTGGCAATGGCAAAGTCCATGCTTGGGCGGTATGTCAGGAATCGACCTAGTTGGTTTTTCCATTCTTGTCTAACAAACTCTGGGTCTATGCCATCAAAGTGGCGATTAAATGGTGTTCCGAAGATTGCCATCATTCTCGCAAAGATGTAATCTAATCCTTGGTCTTGCGTACAGAAATCAGTTTCCAAGTAGTTTGACATTGCCACCTCCGATTAAACCTCTTGTTAAACCAGAGATAACTCTTTGGTTCATTTGACCCGTCTTGCTTAGATTCTTTTCCTCGGGCTTCAGCCACTCAGCTTGCAAACCCTGAGAACCCCTCGCACACCAAACTGTCAGGAAGTCGCTAAAACTCATGTTTGCTTTAGACGCTTCTTGTCTAGCACTTGAAACCACAGTTTCAGTTACGGGAGCTTTCTTCGCTTTCCTGAGTTGTTTCCAATCATCCCAAATTTGTTGGTCAACATCTGGTGGGCAAGCAACGCTAGTTGCTCTCTTCTCTACTTGGTTAATGGTTAATGGTTTATGGTTAGTGGTTAATGGTTCTTGGTTAGGGTTATTTTGGCTTTGATCTGGCAACCCAGAAATAACCGACTGGGTTTTCTTTGGCCTACCGCCTAGCTTCCCATTGTTCTTGTTTTTCTCAACTTGCTCTTGATAATCTTTAATTTCAACTTCGATGCGTTTGTGCATGTATCCTGTTTTGCCTAAAACAAAGAAATCTGACAGAACATTTTGAAGAAAATTAACCTCGTCAGAACCCAGACGTAACCGCCTGATAACCACTTGGGTTTCCTCTGGAATGGGTTGTTCATCAAGGTAATACCAATCAATTAACTGGCGATAAATGCCATGCTCTATTGTAGAAAGATGACCAGTGTCTTTCCGATAGTCGGCAATATTGAACTTGTAGTAGTGCATAGTAGTCTCATGTTCCAATTCTCCCAAAAAGAAACTGCGGCAGGAGGGGAGACTTCTCTTTTCGTATCGGGTAATTAGTCCG